TTTTACTGCAGGTAATAGTCTAAAGTTTAATCATGTTTGAATACTTTTACAACGAGATTCTGAGAAAAACCATTATTGGTTTTGGAACTCTGTTTAATTCTATGGAGATCCAGCAGGATAGTTCTGTTGTAAGAATTCCTTTAGCATATGGTCCTACTCAAAAGTTTTTAGCTAGGATTGAGCAGTCACCAGACCTGAACAAACCAATGGCAATCACATTGCCAAGAATGTCTTTTGAGTTTACTGGACTTACCTATGACCCAAGCAGAAAAGTAACTACTACTCAAACATTTATTGCAAAAGACAAAGATGATGGAACTGAAACACGTAAGTCATACATGCCAGTTCCCTACAATATGGCATTTGAGTTAAGCATCTATACTAAATTAAATGATGATGCACTTCAAATTGTGGAGCAAATTTTACCATATTTCCAACCAGCATATAACCTTTCTATTGAACTGGTTGATCAAATTAAAGAGAAGAGAGATGTTCCCATTGTGCTAGAAAGTGTCACAATGCAAGATGATTATGAAGGGGATTTTACTACTAGAAGAGTTTTATATTACACTTTAAGATTTACTGCAAAGACATATCTGTTTGGACCCACCAAGTCTGCATCCAAGGATATCATCAAAAGGTCCACTGTCAGTTATCTCACTGGAGCAGATACTACCAATACAAGAAGAGAGGTTACTTATTCTGCCACTGCAAGAGCACTCAAGTCTTACACAGATAATGTTGTCACTACACTGGCAGCAGATATTACCGCGACAGCAAAAACCTTTGAAGTTGTAGATGCTTCGGGAATCAAAGCAGATAAGTACATCTTTATTGGAGATGAAGAACTCTTTGTTAGATCCAAGACTGGTAATAAAATTACCGTTGATAGAGGAAGAGATAATACAAAAGCAGCGAAACATGTTGCAGGCGCAGAAGTCAAGGGAATTGACTATACAGAAACAACTCTACCAAGTGTTGGTACAATCGGAGTAGATAGTGCTCTGATTGAACCAGGAGATAACTTTGGATTTGATGGTGGATTTATTTGATGACTAAAAACTTTGACGAATTGAACGATACCTTTAATGTTTCGGACGAAATTGTAAAGGCTGAAGTTGTTAAAAAAGAGTTGGATAATGTAAAACCTAGCTCAGATGATATAAAAAAAGATTATGAATACACTAGAGGAAATCTATATAGTATAATCGAAAAGGGGCAAGAGGCATTGAATGGTGTTCTAGAACTCGCTCAAGAAAGCGAAATGCCTAGAGCATACGAAGTTGCAGGTCAGTTAATTAAGAATGTTGCTGATGCAACAGATAAATTATTAGATCTGCAGAAGAAACTTAAAGAGGTAGAAGAAGAAAAACAGACTAAGGGACCATCAACTGTTAACAATGCATTGTTTGTTGGATCTACTGCGGAACTAGCAAAAATGCTCAAACATGGATTAAAAGAGGACAATAAATAATAAAATACAGGAGATATATTAAAAGTGGCATTAAAGAAGCCTTCAGATTTTTTTGGAAATAATAAGAAAACTCCTCTTGATGAAATAAAAGAGGAGTATATTTCTGCGTCTCCAGAAAAAATCGAACAGGTTTCAGAAGCATTTGATGCTTTTAGAGCAAACCTAAATCATATCCAATCTTTATCTGATTTCACTTCCACCTTTGATAGTTTCAAAGAAAACTTAGACAAAGTAGAGAATGTATCCAGTGAAATCATCACTATCAAAGGTGAGATAAAGAATTTAATCAAACAGGAAGATTTAGATAGTGCCATGATGGCACAACTTCTTTTTGTAGAAGAATCAATATCAAAGATTGAATCAAAGATCTCATCTATCAACGCTAATACAGTTGATCAGATCAAAGAAGATTTTAAAGGTCTGTCAACTTCTGTTGAAGGATTTCTGAGCATTGATGTACCAAAGTACAAGAAATTAATCTCAGAATCTGAGGTTAGAGTTGACGATAGATTTGGACAGTTTAAGGATAAGGTAGAAGAAAACTTAGATACGATTAGAGCAGATGTAAACAAAGAAGTTACAACTGCTTTATCGGAAGTTGAGTCCCTCAACCAGGAGACAATCAACACGGTTAGAGATGAGTTTAAAGAAACTGCTAAAGATCTCAACAAAAATGTAAACAACTTAGTAGAAACTGAGTTTCCAAAATATAAAAAGTTTTTTGCTGAGACGGAATTAAAAACAGAAGAGACTATCAAGAATGCAATAGACTCTTACAAAGAAACTATTGAAAGTCTCAATGCAAAGGTAAAGGTATTTACAGAGACTGAGATACCCAAGTACAATAATCTTTTAATTGAGACTAAACTCAAGTCTGAGCAAGAAGTAAAGGAATTAGAAGAAGAGGTTCTTGCAAAAGTAAATTCTCTATCAGAGAAAGTTGACTCTGTTTCTGGAGATGTAACTGAAAAAACTGCTGAAAAGATACAAGAACTTCAGACAGTAATTGACGAATATAAAGAAGAGATTGATTCTATCTCTAAGACGTATAGTAATCTCTACAAAGATTTTAAGAAAAGAGAGATTAGTGATAATGAAAAATTAGAGGGTTACTCTAATAAAATTGAAAAATATAATAAGAGATTCTCTTTCCTTGAAGAGACTGTCCAGGAAGATCTCAGAGATATTCAAGAGGTCTTAATTCAATCAAATGAAACCTATCATGCTAGTCTTAAGACAGAGGTAGGAAAGTTCAGAAATAAAATTTCTGAGCAGATGGAAGGTCTTCAAATGGACCTGGTTGTTAATGAACAACATATCAAGAAACAGAATGAGAATATTGAAACTGTAAAAGAAGAGATTCAGGAAGTTCTTAAAAGACTTCAGTTAGATACATTAGAAGAGAAGAATAAAGAGTTAGTTGAAAAGATTGCTTATCTTGAAGAGACTATCTCAGAGATAAACGAAAAGAAACTTTTAACAGAAGATAATCCAACTTTACCTGGAGATCCATCTACAAATAATTCTGCAGATCCATTAACTCCTCTGAATCAAAAGTTTGCAACACTTGATGATTTACAGAATCATTACAGAACATTCATCAATAGAATTCAACAGCAGATCGCTACTATTGGTGGCGGTGGTGCTGGGGTCATACATGACCTTGATGATGTTACCTTTGATCGAACGACTGGTGAGAATCAACTTCTCATTTACAATGGATCTAAATGGGTAGGTATTGCAAGCACTGCTTTGGGTAGTGGTGGTGGAGGATCCTCTGTTGGTGCTGCTGGAACATGGGCAGTAAGTTCTGCTGGTATTCATACAACAAAAAATGTTGGAGTTGGAACTACCGCAAGATCTGACTTTGCTCTTTATGTTAAAGGTAATCAATACGTTGATGGTAATATAACTATCGGCGGGACAATTACATACGAGGATGTCAAGAATGTCGATTCTCTTGGAATTGTCACTGCAAGAACTGGTGTTGATGTTTTAGCAGGTGGGATTAATGTAGTAGGTGTCTCTACATTTAGTACTGGTGTTGGTACTGTTCAAATTGGTGTCGGTAATACTGCACTGTTGGTTCAAGGTGATGCAAGAGTCACTGGTATTCTTACGGTTGGTAATGCGTCAATTACCTTAGATCCAAATCAAAAGAAAATCACTGGTATTAATGAGATTCTTGTTGGATCTGGTGCGTCATTATCACTGGCACCCTTAACTCTTAATCAGGGTGAATTTGACATTGATTATTCGCAATTAACACTGTCGGGATATAATGTTGAACTTAACGGAACTTACACCAGACAATCTAATTCTTTTGTTTTAGGAGTGGCTCCTAGTGCCTCTGGTAGTGCTAGATTTACATCTCTAGGTGGTTATTATTATTTCTTACATGAAAGTGATAATTCAAAAATTATTATCTTTAATATAGTTGATGGAACCTGGTCAGCAATTCATAGTTCAGGATCTAATTTTTCTTCTCCAAGCAGCAATCAGTTAGTAAATCCAATAACTGTTGCCAATTTCATTACTTCCGTTAGGGAGAGTTATACTAATGATGGAAGAGCATATCCAGGAGCTGGTTCGGGAATTGCATATAAAACCGAAGTTGTCAATCTTACATCATCTCTTGGTATTGCAACTGCAACTTCATTAGAAGTAACTGGAATTGCAACCGTTTCGACAGCATTCTATATGCCGCAGTACACAACAACTGCAAGAGACGCTGCAACATTCAATGAAGGTGCAATGATATACAATACAACCACTAAGAAAATGGAGTTTTATAACGGCACTTCTTGGACATCACTCCCAGGTATGTCTCTTGGACTTACTGTAGCACTTGACGGTTGATAAATAATAAAGAATATCCACTCAGTTGAATGGCTAAGAACGGCAAATGTAAAGCAGGATATTACTACTGCTATACGGATGAAAAATGTAAACCTATCCCTAAGGGATTCAAGGTAGTGGGTCGTGCTGGATATCTTCGTAAAGAAAATGGACATTCTGTAGATGATGAAAACAAGAATGGGAATGGCAATGGAAATGGTAATGGTCATTCCAATGGTAACGGTAATGGCGGTAATGGTGGAGGGATGAGTGAGTCTAAAAGTGGTGATTCTTCTCTGCGTGACTGGTTTGGCAAGAGTAAGTCTTCTGATGGCAAGCCTGGGTGGGTTCAGTTGGGTGGCAAATATGCAGGGAAACCCTGCGCCAGACAACCAGGACAAACAACAAAACCAAAGTGCGGTTCTAGCAAAATGAAGCGCAATCTCTCCAAGGACGAAGAGGAGAGAGCATTCCGTCGTAAGAATCGTAAAGATCCAAATCCAGATAGAAAAGGGAAGGCAATTAACGTGAAGACTGAAGAAACTATTCTGGAAAAAGAAATGCGTGATAAGCGAGGTAACGATAAATTTGATCGTTATAAGCGTATGGTTCGCCATAAGCAAGATAAGTATGGAGTTTCTACACTTAAGCAACGTATTAAACATGGCGGTGTAGATCACAACATCGACAATGAAAGAAAGGCAAAAGGTATAAAAGAAGAATTCACAACCTTACCTCTCCATGTTGAGATTCCAACCAACATCAAAGAATTCAATCTTGGATTGATGTTCCGTGAAAGTTTAGATAAGAACAGTGGAATGCTTTTCGTATTTGAGGAAGTTGCTCAGCAATCTTTCCATATGAGAGATACTATGATTCCCCTCGACATTGCCTTCATCAGAGCAGATGGTATAATCGAGAGCATCAAGCAGTTAGAACCAAACGTTGAAACTCCAGTTGAGTCTGATGGAGAAATTCTGTGTGCAATAGAAGTAAATCGTGGATGGTTTGCTGAAAACAATGTAGAAGTGGGTGACGAGATTGATATCGACCTCGAAGAAGGTAAGAAAGATGCTTGCTACCATAAGGTCAAGTCTCGTTACTCTGTATGGCCTTCTGCATATGCATCTGGAGCACTGGTTAAGTGTCGTAAGGTAGGTGCTAAAAACTGGGGTAATAAGACCAAGAAAGAAGAGTTCTCTAATTGGAGATCCGAATACAAACCAACAGAGTATGAGTTTACTGATCTCATCACACCTGATGCACTTCAACCAACCGAAGGTCTTGGATCTAAGTTACTTGGTGAAGCAGGTAAGAAGTGCTGGAAAGGATACAAGAAAGCAGGAACCCAGAAACTGTTTGGTAAGACTTACAACCGTTGCGTAAAAGCAGGTGATGAAGTCATGCATGATGGTGAGCAGATTGATGAGAAGAAGGGATGCAATCATACTCATGAAGGTGAAGAGTGTCCTGTACATGGAACTTCTGAGTGTGGTCCCAAGTTCAAAGGTGGTGATGCCGGCAAGATGGGTCCAGACAAGAACTATGTAAAACCAATGGGCGAAGCAGTTCAGGTTCCTAGAAAGACTGGACAAATCGTAAGAGTATTTCTTACCTTCAGAGGTAAGATGTATGTTATTCAAATGTTCTTCCCATCCGTCAAGGTTCCTGGAAGAAATGAAGTACAGGCACAGATTGAAAAGGTCTATCCTGGCGGAAAAGTAAGGAATTATGAAGTTTCCGATTATGAACCAGGACAACCTCTCCTACATACGGAAGACTGGCAAAAAAAGTCGGGTAAGAATCCAGAAGGAGGTTTAAATGAGAAAGGTAGGAAGTCGTATGAACGTGAAAACCCAGGAAGCGATCTTAAGAGACCTTCAAAGAAAGTTGGGAACCCTCGTAGAAAGAGCTTTTGTGCGAGAATGAAAGGAATGAAGAAGAAGTTGACTTCCTCCAAAACTGCTAACGATCCTGATAGCAGAATCAATAAATCACTAAGAGCCTGGAACTGCTGATAATTTATGCCTGATAAT